GTCATATTATATGGTGGATTTAATTTTCCAATCCAATATATTTCTCTTTCATTTAAATTTTTTTGTTCTATTTGACTTTCTATTTCTTCTATGATAAAGTTATCAAAACCATACTTTCTCATAGCACGGTGTAAGTAAGTTTCTGAATTATATGAAGCATCATACTTATGTTTTTGAAATCTTTCTTCTTTTGATTTGATTGTTTTTCCTATGTAAAAATCTCCATTTGATTTGTTGGTTATTTTGTATATAATCATAACTGAAAAATACCGTCCTTGAACTATTTATACTATGAAAACTGACCGAACTGATTTCCTTTTCGTGGAACGATACCGTCCTCAAGTAATTGATGATTGTATTCTTCCTGATGAAACTAAAAAAACATTTAAGGAGTTTGTAGAGAAAGGTGAGATTCCAAATCTCCTTCTTGCTGGACCTCCTGGTATTGGTAAAACTACAATTGCCAAAGCACTATGTAATGAATTGGGGGCAGATTTTTATGTCATCAACGGATCCGACGAAGGACGTTTCCTGGATACTGTACGAAACCAAGCGAAGAACTTCGCTTCGACCGTCTCACTTACGGGATCTTCTAAACACAAAGTCATCATCATCGATGAGGCGGATAACACAGGCAACGACGTACAACTCCTTCTACGGGCGAATATTGAGGCATTTTATAGCAACTGTCGATTCATCTTCACCTGCAACTACAAGAACAAAATTATTGAACCTCTTCACTCCCGATGTGCCGTCATCGACTTCACAATCAAAGGGAAGCAAAGAGTTCAACTTGCAGGAAGTTTCTTTCAACGACTTCAATCAATCCTGGATGCGGAAAGGATTGAGTACGATGAAAAAGTTGTTGCGGAACTTGTTACAAAATACTTCCCAGATTTTCGTAGAGTCCTCAACGAGTGTCAGCGATACTCTACGGGAGGAAAAATCGACGCGGGCATTCTTGCATCTTTCTCAGACATTTCTGTAAGTGAACTTGTAAAATCCCTCAAAGATAAAAACTTTTCTGAAGTAAGAAAGTGGGTTGTTTCTAACTTAGATAACGATGCTTCTCATCTTCTTCGTAGAGTTTACGACGCTCTTTATGATTGTCTACTGCCGCAATCTATTCCTGCTGCAGTTCTTATTATTGCCAAGTATCAATATCAATGTGCTTTTGTGGCTGACCAAGAAATTAATCTCTTGGCAGCATTAACTGAAATTATGGTGGAGTGTGAATTCAAATGAATGTAAAACTAATTCGTATGTGGTCTGGTGAAGATGTTATCGCAGACCAAGTTGGAGATTTGACAGATACTATTGTTATTCGTAATCCTATTGTTGCCATTCCTACTGGAAGTGGGCAGATGGGTTTTGCTCCTTGGTCTCCTCTTTTGAAAGATAAAAATATAGATTTGGAAGTTTCTAAGAAATATATTGTTTATATTGCTGAAGCGCAGGAACAGATTGTTGAACAATATGAACAAATGTTTTCAGTAATTAAAACTCCAGGTAAAAAGTTGATTGTTTGATTATGGTGAATTCGAATGCCTAATACACAAAAGTCTCTTAAGACGCCTTTGCGCTACCCAGGCGGAAAGTCCCGTGCCTGTGAGAAGATGGGACCTTACTTTCCAGATCTTCGCAACTATGATGAATTCCGCGAACCATTTCTTGGTGGAGGAAGTGTTGCGATTTACATCACCAAAAAATATCCAAATTTAAAAATCTGGGTTAATGATTTATATGAACCGCTGGTAAACTTTTGGCAACAACTTCAGACTTTTGGTGAAGATCTTAAGGCTAAGTTGGTTGATTTGAAATCGGAACATAGTACTCCAGATTTAGCAAAAAAATTATTTCTCAAGTCGAAGGAGAATATTAATGACTCATCTGTCTGCAATCTCGATCGTGCTGTATCTTTCTATGTTATCAACAAGTGTTCTTTCAGTGGTCTCACAGAGAGTTCATCGTTCTCCCAGCAAGCTTCCAATAGCAACTTCAGTATGCGGGGTATCGAAAAGTTGCCTTCGTATTCTACGCTAATTGCAAATTGGCGTATAACTAACTATTCCTACGACTATCTCATGGATGGAAACAAAGGTGCTTTTATGTATCTCGATCCTCCTTATGATATTAAGGATAATCTCTATGGGCACAAGGGATCAATGCATAAAGGATTTGATCACGATAAGTTTGCTGCTGATTGTAATTCCAATAATATGGATATGTTGGTAAGTTATAATACGGACCAACTTGTAAAAGATAGATTTAAAAACTGGAATGCTGCAGAGTTTGATTTAACTTATACGATGCGTTCTGTTGGTGAATATATGCGTGAGCAAAAACAACGTAAGGAACTTCTGCTTTTTAATTATGGAATTGAAGGATTGGTTAAACTCGATTAATTTTACGAAAGAGGATTTGTCTGAAGATATTAAGGAGTATCCTCCGTATATTATCAATAAGTGTATGTCTGGACATATTGACTGTGTTCTTTTTGCAAACGAAATGAATATTCATCATCAATTAGATAAAGATATGCAATATTCGTTTTATCTAAATACTCTTAGGAAACGGAAGAGATTTTCTCCCTGGCTCCGAAAGGATAAGGTCAAAGACTTAGAATGTGTAAAACAATACTATGGATATAGTAATGAAAAAGCATCTCAAGCACTGAAAATCCTGACAAAAGAACAACTTACTTTCATTAAAAAACGACTTGATATTGGAGGAACAAAATGACTACTACGGTAGAACCTACTGTTGAATGGTCTCAAGACCAAATGGTAGAAGTAATTCTTAATGAACCTGATGACTTTCTGAAAGTTCGTGAAACTTTGACTCGCATCGGAGTTGCATCGAGAAAGGAGAAAAAACTGTATCAATCTTGCCATATTCTTCATAAGCAAGGCAGATACTTCATCGTTCACTTTAAGGAACTATTTGCTCTTGATGGCAAACATGCAAACCTTACTGTAAATGATGTTCAGCGTCGCAATCGTATTGTTCGTCTTCTTGCTGACTGGGGACTGATTACTGTTGTTAAGGAAGATTCTGTAACTGATATTGCACCACTCAACCAAATTAAAGTACTTGCATATAAGGATAAGGGTGATTGGATTCTTGAGCAGAAGTATAATATTGGTAAGAAAGGAAAAGCAGTAGAAACCGAATAAATAGTTCTGTGCCATTCGTGCGGCACTCTACAAAAGTCGGAACACCCTAAAAGAGGTTCGGTTTTACCGATACCTCTTTTTTTCGTTTCTTGTATAATTAGTATTGGATGCCGTAAGGGTCCACAAAACACAAACTCGCTTTTAAAGGAGCTACCATAATGACTAACCTTGCACGTTATACTGCTGCAGATCTTCCTGCCCTGATGGATAGGATTACTCGCAATAGTATTGGTATGGATGAATATTTTGATCGACTGTTTCATCTACACGAAACAACTTCTAACTATCCCCCATATAACCTAGTTCAAGTAAGCAACGTAGAATCGAGACTTGAACTTGCACTTGCTGGATTTAAGAAGAAGGAGGTCTATGTCTATACACAAGATGGAAAACTATTTGTCGAAGGACAAAAAGAGGATAAGGAATCCGATGCCAACTACGTCCATAAGGGACTGGCTCAACGATCTTTCAAGAGAGCATGGACGATGGCAGATGATACAGAAGTCGCAGATGTCACCTTTGAAGACGGACTCCTCTCTGTCAACTTAAAGAAAATTGTCCCCGACCATCACAAACGTAAAGACTACCTATAAATATAATTGAATATCGTCGGCGCGAGGAGCACCTGGCAAAATCCAGGTTGACTCCTCCTTTTTTTATTGGTAGAATACTAAGAGGTATGGAGTAAAGATGACTGTAAAACTTTTGCTTTTAAAATCAGGAGAAGACATTATCGCTGATGTAAGTGAAATGGCATTTGGTGAGGATGAAGAGAGGAGAGTTGTTGGATATTATCTTTATAAACCGTGTGTTGTTAAAATGAGAAATCCCAATCTTCTCCCTGAAAAAACTTTCGAAGGACCGAATAATCAAAAGGCAGGATTCCAGGTTTCTCTATTCCCTTGGATGCCTTTATCTGCAGATGATAGCATTCCCATTCCCTCAGACTGGGTTATTACGATGGTAACTCCAGTAGCTAAATTAAATGAAATGTATCATACGGATGTAATCAATTATGGAAAAGAAGATGACAAAGATTCTAGCACTACTGAACAATCTAATACTAATCAGTCAGATTGAGGAAGTTGGTGCTGATATTGGAGAACCTGATTGCAAACTAATTAATCCATTTGTGGTTAAAAGTGACCAAACTTTAGAACCATTCTTGTGTGGTTATACTAAACAAGATACATTTATGATGAGTT